AATTATACATGTCTAATCTTATGTTTGATGCATCAATTTTTTATGCATATAATATAACTACCAATGAATACGCGAAAAAACCATACATCAAAGAAATCCAATAACAAATTTAGAAAAACTCGGCCAAAAAGAAAAATATGGCGATGAAGAATATAAAAAAAAAGTAGCTGCCGAAAGAGCAGCATTAAGAAAAATAAAACTAAATAATTGAATTGATATTAATATTATAAATTGTATAATATTAACGTTTTTTAATGAAAATTAATAATAAAATTAGAATTGTCCGTCCCCAAAATAATTGTCGGTCACACTAGTTTGAGTAGGCTACTCCAGCCATGCCACTCATGACTCTTAGCACATTGTAATTAACGGCGTAAACACGGACCTTAGCTGTGGCAGTACCAGAGACAGTTCCGGAAGAAAGGACAAGTTGAAGGACAGCGTTGTCAATTCTGGAGAAATTGCAGCTACCAGAAGGTTGGTGTTCCTCGGGGCGAAGGGCAAAGGAGTACACGTTGATACCGGCATCGGGGGCACGTGTGTGGTGTTGGAAAGGTTGGACCATGTCAAAGTAGGAACCCTCACGCTCGGAGAAACGGTCTTGGCCGTTAAGTTGGAGCTTGGCGGTGACCACAGGGTTCTCACCCCAACAATGCATGTCAAGGGCAGACTCGGCAAGGACGAAAGAACCGGCATCAGAGAGAGCGGAACCAGCAGCAGCGGTACCTGCGACGGCTGCACCAGCAGCACCAGTAACTGCGTCTGCTAATACCGTTCCAGCATCACCACCAAGAGAAGTCTCAAAAAGACCACCACTGTTGATGAATGCGTCGGCACCACTGGCAGCGGCGTCACCAGCAAAGGCGTGGATGGCATTAGGAAGAGCATCAACGGCATCTGTGTAGTTGAAAGGTTGGGCACCGAATGTCTTGTTAAGAAGAGAACCACCCTCTAAAGAGGAGCAGTAGTCAACGTTGGCATCAGGTTGGACAACCCAGATAAGCTCCTTGCAAGGGTGGTTGAAGTTGAGCTTGATCTTGTTGGAAGAGGAACCGACAGATTCATCACCTGTGAATTGGAGTTGCTCAATCAAGTACTCATGGGGGTTTTGGGCCATCTTGCGACGCTCGTCTGTGTCAAGGAAGATGTAGTCAACATAGAGAGAAGCGGCAACAAGGGATTGTTGGTAAGCACCAGATGAACTGGCAGAGTCAGATGCACCATCCATCTTGTCCATAGCCCAAAGACATTCACCAATAGGGCGGAAGTCAATGTTGATCTTGACCTCGTGGTATTGAAGAGCGATCAAAGGAAGGGCAAGTCCGGGGTTACGGCAAAACCAGAAAAGAAGGGGAACATAAAGAGTGGTCTCAGGAAGGGCCTTACGGGGGGCACAGACTTGAGCGGGTCCACCGGCGGCACAGGGGCCAGAGACATCGGCAAAGTCGGGGTCAGTGACATATGTAAGTTGAGTGGTGTTACCAATCATCTTGTAGTAACCAGCTTGTTGCTCCTTGGAAAGGGTAAGTTGGTTCCAGATGTGCATCCAGTCACCGTATTGACGGTCAATGCGTTGACCACCAATCTCAACCTCAACTTGGGCGATAAGTTGCTCACCGACGAAGTCCAACCAACGGGCATAGACCCCATCATTAGAGTTCTTACCCATACCTTGGTTGATCTCAGGAAGAGTAACTTGAAGGTAAGTACGGTAGGCAAGATCACCGTTACGGCTGATTGTGCATGTTACACGGCGGCCGAAATCGGCTTGACCGGAGAATGTTTGCTCAATGGATTCCATGGCAAAGTTGGTGTGGCGTCTGTATGACACCTTCCAGAAAGTAATCTCAGGGGTTCCGGTAAGGAACACGTCTTGTGCGCCGTAAGCGACTAATTGCATTAAACCTCCAGCCATTGTGTATGGATTATAATGTATGCAAAGAAAATAATTTGAGAGAATTAAATAAAAAGAAAACGAATACTTCTTTTTATTTTAGATATTCCTAAATAAATCACTACTTTGTTATCCCTTACAAATTGTTAACACCAAATTTTGTGATTTATCTATTTCGGGGGTTTCGTGTTTCCTAATCATACTATGCAGAGAAAACAATCTACATCTCGTTGTTTTGTTATATATGAGTCATCCTGCTTAATACTAATCTTGACTACTCAACACATAATCGGTGGACAAATTGGATGCAACAAATGTTTCTAAATAATTCTCCTGAAATATTTCTTGGCGGTTTTCGTGTTTTTTAGTGAAAATGTAGGATTCTTGCGACTTGCGGACAGCCCAACCTTGCTCCAGAGCATTGGTTATGAACAACATTTTCTGGAAAGCTGGTTTTGATATATGTATATTGTCTGGCAATCCTATGGTTTTAGGGGAAGACATTTCTATAATCTTGGTTTAGACAGAATTTTGTAAAGAGTTACGAGTTACTTTTATCTGTATATTAAATACTATGCCACCAAAAGCAAAAGCAAAAGCAAAAGCAAAGATTAAGATAAAAGTTAAAAAATTATCAAAAAAACAATTAGAAAATAAAGCAACTGAATGTTTAAAAGACCTTCATAAAACATATACCAGTTTTCAAGAGAAATTTCAAAAAATTATAACAGATTGTAGTGAAGGTAAGGATAAAGATAACTTAAAAACAGATTTATTTAATACAGTACATTCTATTTCTCATGTATTAAGTAAAGCTGTTCCATTAGAGTTACGTAATTCACCCAATAACCATTCAAGACAAATCCAACAATTATTAAATAATTGGATTAAAGAATCTTCTTCAAAGAAAGCTACAACAAAATCTATTTCGTATACTGGAATAGTTAAAAAATTTATAGAAGCAAGCCTATCGCCCGAAGGTACAGTACGATTCAGTCGTACCAAAAAAAATTCTGATTCGGTTTACAGAGCATTAGATGTACGTAATATCATTAATACAACTGCAGATGATACACAATGTGATATAGCTTTTGGAACACCCAACTGGCCAGGTACTCATAAATGTTATATATGTGGATTATGTTTACATAACATGCAATCTGATAATTGTGGAGCACCTTGTGAACATTTATTAAATATATATCAAGTAATGATAACATTTGGGTTTATTGAAACTGAAGATAGACAAACAATTGATATTGAGGAGGATGATAGAAAAAATATATATGCACCTTCTTGTACCTGTTGTAATAGTGAAAAATCCAATATCGAGATTATTTCTTTTAAAGATAGTAAATGGCAAGTTAATGAAAATAATGTAGAAAAGATATTGATTCAAATAGATAAATCAGAAAGAGAATGTTGTTATAAACATGGACATCCAGAACAACCAAACAACGATGATGATGATCTTGAAGTTTGGGCAAGGTCTATTGATGCAGATGAGTGTGATGACATTGACTTGAAAAAATTTCCAGGAGAACAACATACCAGGCCTTTACACGTTGTAGACTTAGATGTTCGTAAAGCGGAAATAGTTGCTATGTTAAATACACGTGTAACTGTATTAAATAGCAAAGTACCTCGTCCAAGAACCACTAAGAATGTGTTACAACTTAACGCACTAATACAAATAGCTACTTTTTTTACCCATATTTCTTTTAATGCATATAAAAAGATTGCAGTTGAAATGGTTGGACGTACACGTGGTGGTAATCCTACCGGTGACGATGGTGACGATAGTGACGATGGTGACGATGGTGACGATGGTGACGATAGTGACGATGGTGACGATAGTGATACAGATGCGGATTGTTGTAGCGACGAGGATGAAGATTGTATTAATATTGAATTTAAAAAAATAAATGAATTTTACTTTTGGAAAGAAATTGAAGAATTTATAAAATTAACAAACACATCAACAACATCAGTTACATTAGATGATATCAATACATTATTACCTTCAGATATATTTAATGGTAATACTGATCTGGGTAATGATGATTTAACAGTATATCAATTAAATGCAGTTTGTTCTACTCATAATATTAAAGACGTATATGATAAATTATTTATGGATACAGAACCAGCAGCAATGAAAATAGCAGCACCACCAGCAATGAAAATAGCAGCACCACCAGCAATGAAAATAGCAGCACCACCAGCAATGAAAATAGCAGCACCACCAGCAATGAAAATAGCAGCACCACCAGCAATGCAAAAAGCAGCACCAGCAGCATTGCAAATATCACCAAATTGGAAACCAATTTTTGAGAGTGAACCTACTTATTATTATAGTGAACCTACTGACAGTCAACAATCCAGTTATAGTAGTGGAATTGGTACAGAAGACGTTAATAAATATAGTAGTGATAGTCAAAGTCAACCAAGTAGTGAAGATGATGATTTTACTGAAGAATTGACCGGTTATATTCAAACTGGTGTTAATATACCAATTAAACGGTCCAGCAGCAGCCCGCATGCATTCGTTGGTACTGAAAGCCCAAGCAAAAGAAGAAATTCCCCAAGAGCGTCACCATTTAAATTTGTACCATCAACAATAAATAGGTCAAGTTCAGTGATTCCTCCCATGAACAATGAACATCATCAACGTCCTCCAAGTTGGTCGCGGTCGCTGTCAGCTCCAACACACCATGGTGATGGTGATTATGGTGGTGGAACAAAAACACGTAAAAATAAAACAAAGAAACAAAATAAAACAAGAAAACAAAAACCCAAAAAACAAACAAAACGAATTTCTTATGTAAAAAATAAGCAAACTCGCAAAAAATCAAAAACGAATAAAAATCAAAAACAAAAAAGAATCAAAAACAAAAAAAATCCAATTCAAAAAAATCAACATAAAAACACATAAGTAACTATTACAACCTGTTTTATGAATTCGAACCAAAAAAAGGGCAATCCACAAAAACCAACAGGATTACATACAATTGATATCAAACACACCGAATTATTAAATAAATTTCACAAAATAGAAACGGAAACAATTCCAAATTTGGAAGAGGAAAAGGAGAACCTAAAGGAGAAAATAAAAACCCTGCATAAAAATCAGTATGACGAATATATGGATATGTGTGATAGAATTAAATCAATAAGACGTGAAATAACATCACTTACAAGAGAAAAGAAGGAATACCTGCTTAATAATTCAAAACATGTATTTGATTATTTTGAACAAAAGCAACAAATATCGGTAGATTCAAATACGGTGAATCAAAACTCTAATGTTCTCAATTCCTTCTTTAAAATAAAGGCTATAGATACAAATTCAGGAGATTTGAACAATGATAAATATGCAAAATCCAAACAATCGTACCAGCATTATTGGCGGAATGTAACTAATGAAATTACTAACATTCAAGATTTTGTAGTTTCAACTGACGTATGTGATACATGTCATTCTGGAGAACTAATTCCACAAGACGAAGAAGGGATATTAATATGTAATAATAAAGCATGTGGTAAATTTATTACCTATATCATAGATAGTTCTAAACCAACTAATAAAGAACCACCAAATGAGGTGTCATATACAGCGTATATTAGGCTGAATCATTTCAAAGAAATTCTATCGCAATTTCAAGCAAAAGAAACAACCCAAATCCCTGAGGAAGTGATGGATGATATTCGTGCCCGAATAAAAAAGGAAAGAATAACAGATATGTCATTAATAAATTACGATAAAATGCGAGAAATACTGAGAAAATTAGGGTATAATAAGTATTTTGAACATATTCAATATATTAACTCAATGTTTGGTATTAAACCTCCGGTAATGAATGAGGAATTGCATGAAACATTATGTGTATTATTCATTGAAATCCAAAAACCATGGGCAGTTCATTGTCCCCCAAGTAGAACGAATTTTTTTAATTATACATACACGCTTCATCAATTGTGTGTATTACTGGACCAAATGCAATATTTACCGTATATTCCAATGATGAAAGACCGTGAAAAACAACTAGAACAAGATATGATATGGAGGAATGTCTGCACTGATTTAGACTGGCAATATTTTCCAACTGTATAACCATTATATTTGGTATATCAAATATAATGTAAGTGTATCCACCATTAATATCCTTCAAATAATAATAATGCATGCTGTGCTATATGTTCAGTATTAACCATATAAAATATTGCGTTATCACTCATTTTAATATTAATCTATATTCTTAATATTAATATATATTATTTATGCTATAATACTTATGCTATAATACTTATGCAGCAAGACGGATACCACCAACAAGAGTACTACCAAGAGTCATACCAGCACCTGTTCTTGCACTTGATCCCATAGAAGGAATAAATACATCAAGAATGCTAAATGTAGCAGCGGCAGTTAAGGCAATAATAACAATCTCCTCAACACCCAAGGCCTTCTTGGGGATTAACATGGCACAGATAGCCACAGCTAAACCCTCAATAAGGTATTTGATAGCACGTTTCAAAAGTTCATTCATGTCAAACATTTCAGTCATTTTATGATATAGTATATTACCATAAAATAATTCAAACTAAATGAATTAATATAAATATTATGTTATCAAGAAAACACTTAAATATATCTTTTGAATATATTTTATAATGTCAACATTTGAGAAGAAAACATTACCAACAGGTGAAAATAATCCTAAATATGTAGATTTATGCGATGAGGACCCCTCACTTGCTGGACAAAAATTTACATGTCTATCATTTGTATCTCCCGAAAAAATACTAAAAAAGCGCGAAGTATATTTATTTGACCAATTTATTAAAAATTGGGAGTTTTCTAAATCAATGGAACGATATTTTGAGTTTATTCATTTTATCGCATATAAACACAATATGAACGTAGAAACATTGATTACCGATTTTAATGATTTTGTAAAGGAAGAAGGTGATAAATTAAAAAAGAGTGGCATTGATGATGATTATAAGAATTTCATGGATAAACAAGAAGATAAACTAAATGAGAAATTTAACCGTGAGCATTCTTTTCAAACATCAACACGTGGATTAAAGGTTCGTGGAGTATTTGCTTCTCAAGAAGAGGCAGAACAAAAATGTAAAAGATTACGAGACCAAGACCCCAATCACGACATTTTTGTTGGACCTGTTGGTGTATGGATTCCATGGGATCCAGATGCATATAAAACAGGTAGAGTTGAACACTTAGAAGAGGAATTAAATGCATTACATCAAGAAAAGATGAAAAATGAAGAAATGGCAAAGAAAGAATTTGAAGAACGCATTCGTGAAACAAAGAAGAAGGCCATTATGGAGAATATTGAGAAGGCTAAAGTCAGTGGAAATGTACTGACTCAATCCATGGATGATGATGGTAATCTAATTGGTGTGAAAGAAACCGTTAATTTTGAAGAACGTGACGTTGCTGATGCAGAGTCAACCCAATTACGAAATGAACTATTGATGGAACAAACTAAACCTGATGATTCCCTTGAAAATGTAGATTAACCAGTACAACAGTTGTTGTCAGTACGTATTAATATAGTAAAAAGGGTATAGATAATCAAATATATATTATATAGTAAAACAATTATATAATATGACAACTTTCTGCGATATATTATACCGAAAATATTTATCAACTACTATTAGTGAACCGATAGGAATAAATAAAGAATATTTAAATACCCCAGTTCATTTTAGTAATTCCCTTATTAATTTTAAATCAGCACCGAATTTATTAATGCATATTCTTGGGTCATCACTCATATACCGAATTCTACATACAAACACCACATACAAACAAGAAAAATTTAATGATTTAAAATATGTATTAGACAATCCTTTTTTTTCAACCAACCAAAAAAACGATTTTATATCAATGTTTCAGGATATCCAACATCTACACAATACTTTATGTAATTTGGTACGAAAATACAAATGGAAAAAAAGTAAATTAGCAAATCAACATGATTTGATTATGAATCCTATAAATGAAAAACAGTATTTTGTATGTAGCTTATTACAACATGGTTTAAAGTATTTATTTACCAAAAGTGATTTAACCAAAATTATTGAAAATTCGTTAATTAACTCACCCTATATTTATGCCGAACCCTTACCTATAAAAAATCCATATAATAATAGCATTTTTGATAAATCGCATTTATATACTATTTATTTTTTTATGAAACACGGCGGTTTTATATTACCCAGCATTTTTCATCAGTATTTTTTACATAATTTTCATTTAAAAGTTTTTAGAAATAATACCGAATATATGATACGTGAAATGCATATAAAAACGATGACCACCAGTAATAATAATAAATTACACCGTGATATTAACACTATGTTGGATTTATATAATAAACAGTGTAATGTAGCCAACCTGAAAATTATTATTCATAATACATTTCCAGAAGATGTACTAATTCGCGCAATGAAACCATATTTACAAATGTTTTATACATCAAACTATTCTCTATGTATATCAGCTAAGACTAATGCACGAGTTGATTTAATTTATGAGTTAAACCAGTTTAAGAAAAGTTCGCCTGGATTTGGTCGTAAATATATTAATATTCTCAATGTAAAGAATCGGTTTTGTAAAAAACATATGGTCTGTGAATATATTACAGAATATCCACAATATATTAATAATTGTTATTATACTAATTATGAAACCAGTCATATTGAGATTATAGAAGATAATACAGATGCTGAAAACGAACATATTATATCCTTATACACTACATTCAGTACGAATGCTATTCTGATTGACGAGAATGAGGATGATGAGATTGATGATACCTATGATGATTAGCATAGTTTTTTAGTTATCAATGTGATATTTTACTACCAATTTGATTTTTTCACATTAATACTTGGTCCAGTTTTCTTCTTAGATTTACTTGGGTCATATGCTTCATCCTCGTCATCAGACCCCATATTCTTTGATATATCCCAAAATTCCTTAGACCCTAATTTAAAATTAGGATGATTTTCTGCTTTATACCAAGCGATTTGGTCATTTAATTTGTTTGATTTTGAATTATTATTAATAACCAAACATTCAAAATTTTCAGTACATTGGTCCATTACTGCACAAAATGATTCTAATGTTGGAAACATACTCGCATAATTTTCCCAAATACGTTTTCTATTTGATAAATAGGGTTCTCTTAATAAAAATACATAATCAATATTTGTACGTAAATTTGGTGGAATGCCTAATGGATATTGCATTGTAATAATAAGCATTATCTTCCAATGCCGACCATTCATAAATAATAACCTCATCATTTTATCACGTGTCCACGATTGGTCATATAAACAATCATCCAGAATCACAAATGCACGCGGGTCGATTGTTGTACGTTTATACATTTCCATTTCCTTATTCACTTGTTTCAGTACTGTTTTTTGTCGCCGGAGTACATTTTCAATTAATACTGTATTATATTCTTCATGAATAAATAACTTTGGAACATGTGCTGCATAAAATCCATTACCTGCTTCTGTTCCAGATATTACAGTTCCTATAGGTATATCTTGATGATAAAATAATAAATCTCTTACTAAAAACGACTTACCAGTGTCACGCCTTCCAATTAACACAACCACTGGTCCTTTGTTTTCATTCGGTTTAAATGTAATGTCGCGCATATTAAATTTTTTCAATTCAAGAGTCATTGATTATATGATTTATAATTACTCTACATAAAAAGTATTTTTAGGACAAACTCAGTTACATTAGTTTAATCTTTATGAAAAATATATGGCAAACACTTATAAAGTATTTTACATTTATAATATGTCCACTCTATGTAAAACTCCTAAATTTGACATCCATTACTCTAAGTACAATCCCATATCATTAACTAATTTAGAACAATCTTCCAATATTAAACCTGACATTGAGAATCCGTATAATCCATATGATATACAACACATTCAAGGTTATAATCCTATATATAATAAGTGGTTCTCACTTGATGAAACTAATTATAATCGTATTGCATTAAATAATAAATTCCAGATTGTTGATATGAATACTGTTTTAAATACTGATAATGGTCGTTTAACAAAAACACCTGTATTTATTAAATATTCTCCATTGTTAGACCCTGCACGATATATGGTCGGTAAATATGAAAATATTCGTGATAAACTACATAATTTACCCACATTAACTAATGAAAATGTTTGTTCAAAGCTATGTGACTCAAATAATATGGCATATGTTGACTGTTTTTTTAGCTACTTATCAAGTAAATTATTACATCAACACTCTATTGTACATTGTATTGACTTTTATGGGTCATTTCTGGGAATACAAGAAGAATTCAAAATTGATATTACAGACGATTACGAGTATTTACAATCGTCTGCATTCTTTAATGCAAACAATAAGAAATTGTTTCATACTATTTCCATGAATATGGACAATTATCACAATTATGGTTCACATGCAAATAAACCTCGCATTTGTATTTCTAATACACCACATACTGATTCTACTATTAATATTGAACAACTTCATTCCGTAACTGAAGCTGACCAAAATAATAACCAGCTACTTGTTGAAACAATACAACAGTTAGACAATAGTCTAATTTATACCAAACCAAATATATCAAAAAAATCATCTGCAAATATCTCATGTTCTACGACTGGTGATAGTAGTGATAGTAGTGATAGTAATGATAGTAGTGATAGTAATGATACTGATGATGATGATGAGGATGATGATGAGGATGATGATCATGATAATTATGTTACAGATGAGGATGATGATGATGACTCAAGTATTGAACTCGAACAGTGTTTTGCATATATAAATAAATTTCCAATTCAGGGTATAACATTACAGAAGTGTGACGGAACTCTTGATAATTTATTTGAAACCCAATGTATGGATAAGGATGAAGGAATATCTATATTAATGCAAATTATAATGACATTACTGTGCTATCAAAAAACATTACAATTTACACATAATGATTTACATACTAACAATATTATGTTTGTTAACACCGAGGAGGAATTTATATATTATGTATACAACCGCAATACATATAAGGTTCCTACATTTGGGAAAATTTACAAAATCATTGATTTTGGTAGGGCAATATATAATTACAATGGACAACGATTTTGTAGTGATAGTTTTGCACCGGCAGGTGATGCATCTACACAATATAATTGTGAACCATATATGGATAATGATAAACCGAGATTAGACCCCAATTATAGTTTTGATTTATGTAGACTGGGATGTTCCTTATATGATTTCGTTATTGATGATGATGTACCTATTGGAGAATACGATGAATTCCAACAAATTATTTATAACTGGTGTTTAGATGATAATAATAAAAATATTCTTTATAAAAAGAACGGAGAAGAACGATATCCTAACTTTAAATTATACAAAATGATTGCCAGGACTGTTCATAATAAAACACCCGATGACCAATTGAGTACACCGATATTCAAACAATATATAGTTGAATCAGGTCAACATACATCAACTGATATGTGTATCAATATAGATTTATTACCAGAATATTACACAAAATATATGTAAGATAGAGAACCAGATTGTTTGTGTCAATAAAATATAATACTTTTTATTATATTTTCTACTAATCGATAATCAAATTTACTTGATATATTTCGCTTTAAACATTTCAGGAGTCATTATTGGTATTTTTTCTTCAGTTGCTTTCTTCGTTTTATTTGATACATCATCCAATGATTTTACAATTAATGTGTATGTTTGCTTACTTATAGTATTATCTAAAATTCCACCAACCGTTTTTAAATGCTCAATTATTTCTGCATCACGCACCTTTGTCATTACGATATGTTTTTTATATAATGGATTATTTTCATCCATCGCAACTGTTTCCACTGGTTGAAACTCATTTTGTAACGCTTGATTAGAATTCTCTACTTTATCTAATAGATTGCATTCTTTCATAAAATCTAAAAATACAGGGATATTATTTACAAAACTGTTTGCATTTTCTTTACCAATTCCATCAATTGTTTGTAACATCATTATTTTTTCATCAATTGTTTCATCACGGGTTAATATATCTGGATAAACATCCATAATTGGTTTGATTTTTCGTTTCCCTATACCTCTTCCAAATTTATTAGATGCTGCCATAATATCCAATAGCGATGCCTTACTAATCTGTGTATTTATTCCATCATGCACTTTATTTACCATTTTTGTTTTAAATCCGTCTACCTTCTGGAAATCTTCTTTTGACATTTGTAAAATATCAGGCACACTTGTATGTCCAGCCTTCATGATTTTCTTAACATTACCCATTCCTATACCGTCAACCTCTATTCCTTTGAAAAAATCTGTAATATTTTTCTGTTGAACCGTTTCATTTACATCTACATTATCTATTACTATGTCTACATTGGTATCCGTCCAATGATACTTCTCGGTCGGCATTTTGGTTACTTCCGCTGGAGCGGTTATTGATTTAATATAAGGAATTACATCACCACTACGGATTATCTGTATTATTGCACCAATACCTATCCTATTATCTTTGATAAATTTACCATTAAATCCGGTTGCATATTCAATGGTAACTCCACCCAACTTAATTGGTTCAATACGAACACGGGGTTTTAAATAACCACTTTTACTTGGTGACCACACTACATCTACTACTTTCGCTTCTGCTATCTGGTCTGATATTATCATTTTAAACGCAAATGCATGGTCAGGGTTTCCATCTTTACGAGTATATATATGGTCATCTGTTACAATTACCCCGTCAATCTCATACTCGTGATTTGTTCTCCAATCCATTAACAATTCAGATAACATCTCATTTGACAATTGGTCTACTGTTTTATGTTGTACTACTTTATGGCCTAACTCTATTAATTTTTCCATTTGTGCGCTTGGTCGCAATTCTGGTTTAATTGTCTCATATGCTACAAAGTGTACATCTTTTGTCTTTTCATCTATCGTTTTACTATTTATTATTCCCGACACCAAATTACGTGGATTTGCAAATTTGGATTTATATTTTTCGTCAAAAACAATGCGTGGTATTATAAATTCACCACGAACTACTACATTAGGTTCAGTTGGTAATTGCAAAATAGGTAATAAATGACTTATATCCTGACCAATTGTACCATTACCACGCGTATACAATTTAGGTTCATCACCCTCTGTTGTATATAGTCCACTCACGCCATCTAATTTACATGATAATACATATTGTCCCTTGTATTTTTGAGCCCATGAACTAAGTGCTTTCGTATCTGGTTTAATTTTATCCATGGATGCCATTTTATATGGCAATTCTACCTTATTTTTTGTCACTTTTGCACCAATTTGGTCTAAATCTGTATTTGCTGGATATACACGCCCAATAAATTCTGTTATAATATCATACTCGGAATCTGTCATTATAGCAATCTTTGTATTGTAATATGCATGACTTGCAGTTTCACATAAGTCTATCAATTGTGTTTCAGTTAGTTCGTTTAATGTATCTATACCATCTTGACGCAATTTATTTATAAATTCTGTCGCTTTTTTTATTTTGGATTCCATATTATCTTCTTGTGGATTTAATTTTATATCAGTTTCTTTTATTTTGAGTTGCTTCTTTTTTTTATTTGGATTTTTACGTGTCTTATTATTTGGACTCGGTTTTACTTCTACCTTTGATATTGTAATATTTTCTGTTTTATCCAAATGTAATATTGGTACTAATTCAGGTAACTCATCAGTTACAATATTTATTTTGGGTTCTTCTATATTATCGTCTTCTATAACCAATCGCGGTGCAACTTTTACAATTTTCACCCTTTTTATTGTTTTCTTTACGGTTGGTGGTTTCTTTTCTTTTATTTCTGGAGATTTTTTCTTGGTTTTACGAGCAGGCGAGTCAGCAGTTACCTTATCATCTGGTGATTTTTTCTTGGTTTTTCGTTGTTTCTTTTCTGGTTTTGTTATAATTGGTTCTTCATGTGCTGGGCATATTGGTATTATACAATCTGTCTTTCGTAAGTTACATGTACACCAATTTCGTGACCCACGTAACTTATCATCCGTCCAACTTGGAGAACATCCTGTTACACATTCACCCTTAGGCACTGTATCGCATGATTTATAGCAACTTTGTCCATTCTTTTCTATATTTTCTATATCTTTGTCATATACAATAGGTAATGTCGTTTCCACTGCCCGACCATCAACCCGTTCAATTGGTTTCTTATATTTTAAATATATTGATTCAAATATTGATTCCTCTGTTTTAAAAATCTTGTCTATTTTTCCTCCCTTTTCCTTTCCTTTTTCTTTATAATAAAAACCATGTTCATTCAGTGACAATCCTAACTTTAACGCATAACTACGCATTGTTGTATTAAACGCCTTACTTCCAGTAAAATACAAGGTTGCAAATGGATATTCCTCTGGAGGCGTAAACATAAAATCAACACGTCTTGCATAAGGCAGCCCTGGTATTTTTGCAATAACCAAACACTTAGTGTCTCCTTGCGAAAGTATTTCAATTATTATATCCTTACTTTTCAAGCTACTAATTACCTTACTAAATACACTCGCATCACTTGATGTAATTATTACATCTATATCACCCGATGTTTTTGCACCACGCCGATAACTACCAACAATCTCGTAATTTGTTGTTGTGCTATTAAGTGCCTGTATTTCGGTCTCAATCATTTTATCAAATTTCTCAATTTCATTGCGTGGGATTCTTTTTAAAATATCTTCATAGTACTTTAATCCTATGCGTTGTTTATCGTTCAATACACTATCTTGTTGACTGCGTAAATCCTGAATTGTTTTTATACCGGATTTTACCAAATCTTGGGCTTTTTTCGGTCCAATTCCATAAACATCAGTCAACCATATTTCGGGGTTATCCTTTTCACGTTCAAATACTTGCAATGTACCTGTCTTATCGTACTCTGTCAACTTTGCAATTATAGTTGGACCAATATTAGGTTTTCCTTCTAACTGATTCGATGATGTAATATTCTCACTTGCACTTAATATTGTGTCTTGAGCACGACTATATACTCGGCTTCGCATTACATCTCCTTTTTTATTCATTAATATTGACAAACGATTCAGTACATCAGCGTATATTTCATTTTTGCGGGGAGTTTCGTCTAACATTGAACCTGTGGAAACAATTATATCACTTTCCACTGGTTGTACAATTTTTAATTTATGCTTTCTGGTTTTATTTACAGGTACTATCGGGTTAGAATCCATCGGTAAATCTATATTTTTACGAGGTGTTTCGTCTAACATTGAACCTGTGGAAACAATTATATCACTTTCGCCTGGTGGATAAACCACTGGTTGTACAATTTTTAATTTACGCTTTCTGGTTTTATTTACAGGTGCTATCGGGTTAGAATCCATTGGTAAATCTATATTTTTACGACCCTTTTTTATCATTTTATCTATACTTTGAATTTGTTTATCATCATCCGATGATTCCATTTTATAATATATGTATAGGAATTTTTAGATACATATATTACTTCATTCTATCCTTCACTAAAACCCAGGTGCATCAGTAAAAACCTGGGTTGTATTTAAATTCACAGCCTTTCCATCCGTTACTACGTTTAAAAAATCCGTCATAGTGCCATTTATTTGGAAAAATACAAACAATCCTAACAATGCCGACCCAAATACCATTACTGCATCCCGTATGACATATTTTAATGGTGTCCATTGTTTCGCTACATATTTCATCTCAATTACTTTCATTATACTAAACATAAATGTTATTATTGATGCAATTATCAGTAACTTTTCCATGTGTAAATATAAATAATTTATAGAATATTATATATTTATTAAAACGCATATTCTGCCTAAATTGGAGGTAATTCCTCAATACCATCTAATATTACATCATCGGTTGCCATGCCCTTTTCGGGTTCATCTAATATATCAAACCCACTTAAGTCTATCATGTCCGTATGAATTTGGATTCTTTCGTCGTCAGTATCACTCTCTTCTTCTAATTTACGAGCAATTGCACGTGATGTACTAATATCTTCCAACCGTTCTATCGTCTTTGGAGCGGATACTTCATCCACATTGTTCTTTTCATTTAATACTGTGTCCATATCATTAAACTCCAATTTTGTTACAACCTCATTATCATCTATATTTTGAATTGTTGGTACTATCTCAGGAACGGTTTCGTCTGTATAACTTTGTTTATCTTCCTCATTATTATCGTTAGATTGTTCATTCTTTGCATTATCTTCTTCATTATCTGGAACATCTTCTATAGTTACTTCCTCCTCCTGTTCTACACCTTCGTCCATATATGCACGAATAATTGCTTCTGTTGGTACACTTTCGCGAATCGTTGTTAATATGCATTCTTGAACGATTGACTCCAACTCGCGATTATTCTTTTGAACCTGTAATGGAGAAATATTTCGCTCTAATAAGTATACATTCATATAAACCTTTCGTGCTACATGAATATACACCTTATGAATAAATATGTCTAACTTTGGTATGGCAATATCTATTTTCTTTTGTTTATTACCTACTCTAATACATGTCAAAACCTTTAACTGAATAATATGAACACATGTAATTAAATCTTCTAAATAATCACACCCACTTCGCTCAACTATACGTTTACGTTCCTCTTCTACAATTATATTATTCCATTTTGGAACTCTTGACAATAGGTTTTGAAAAGTCATTAAATATTTACTTGCTTCATCACTATCTAAGCACATTTTCCATGATTCGTTGAATATAGAACGGACACCTTCTATTACTACTGGCGTAAATACACTAACTAAACGACTACACCATTCATTTCTGGATTCGTGTAAATTTGATATGACAAAATCGTCCATATTATAGTTATATTTCTGTAATATTTTTTAAGTCCTTATTTGTACGTAAATACAAATAATCAAATAGTGTATATATTAACATTTTTTCAAAACGATATTCTTTTCGTATAGTATCAAAATATACACATGTATTGGCTTTTAGTTTCCTATCTATAGTTGAGGTTTTTTTTATCCATTCAATTACATCTAATCCAGACAAACCCTTTTCATAAATCTCTTCACATAATATTATTACACTTTTGTGCGATAAGTTATGGTTTATGTATGTTTTTATTTGATTATCTAACCATTCACTATTGTTCTCCGTATACTCAATATTATAATTTGTATTTTTTGATATTGTATGTAAGTTACATAATTTATTTCCAACTATATACTCTGGAACATATATCTCACAAAATCTTGATAGTATTGGTTTTAATAATTTATGTTTGTTCTCTATTATTATAAAAAAACGTGTATTAAAACTAAATTGTTCTATGCATCTACGTAGTGCAGATTGGGCATCTATTGTTAAATTGTCTGCATTAATTAATACAATTGTTTTAAACAAGGAACCATTGTTTGAGTGTATGTTCGCTTTTGCAAAAAACTTTAATTCCTCCCGTATAAACTTAATTCCCTTACCATGTGCACAATTTACTATCATTATATTTGATTTCATACGTGATTTATTAGTGTCATATATAATATTCAAAAAATTATTTACAATTGTACGTTTACCACTGCCCGATACACCATGGAAAATGATATGCGGAATTTTATTGGTGATATGAAATTGGTTTAACTTATTATATATCGGTTCATGTATATTATTCATATTTCCACTGTCAATATCTGTATTTATTTTGATTGAGTTTTGCATCTTATAAAATAAAATCATATACTATTTATATGATTTTACCGCGGTTATAGTTTTGTAATTATTAACTGTTTTGTAAATGCATACCTACCTTGATGCATGGTTTTTCTACCAACATTACACTGTAAACAGGCTATCACTACGTTTTCTTTATTGTGACCTATACTATTATCTATTCTATCTAACGACCATTGGGTTGGTTCTCTCGCCTTTTCATAGAGAACCTGTACTGGGTTTTTACAATAATAACAAATATTCTCTGAATTTTCCAATGTTTTTAGTACATACTGCATATCTACGATTTGTTCTGGTTCATATAGGGATTTTTTTATATCCTGTGACCTATATCCCGCTATTTTTTGGGTTACATGTTTCAATATTAATTCACATGGATTAACATCTACATTATCATTGTTTACTAATTGGCGAATATATGACAACTGTGCATCGGGGTGCAGTTCCTCTTGGGTCAAATTCCACATATCAGTTTGAGTTATTACCCGGTTTTTCGGTGGTTTCTTCAGGATTATCACTTTGTTTTTTGATGGGTTCTCCAACTTGTCGTTTTCAATGGGAAATTCTATATTTATTTTATTAAGATTCATATATGTGTCTAACTATATGTCTTATCTATTTTATTTGTATATATTTACAAGTTTATTTTAACGAATGGAGAACCTATTCACCATTTGTAAAAACAGAGGACAATTGTGTACAATTACCGCCATCAAATAAGACAGAATATTCTATTTTGTTTGGCTTTGTTCTTGTATCATTTTCATAAGTAAATTTCCATTGGAAATTCGCGTCTTTTGCACCACTTTCAATGCAATGGTATATATTGTTCTCAAATTGTGCATAAGCCCCGCGATTTATACTTGCATCTTGTGGAAAGATGTTTAACGGTTCATTCCCATATCCACCTAACCGATTTGCTAAAATATGTCCTGCGTCACAATCCTTGATTCCATCATCATCCAATATTCTTGAATATTTTTGTGTACATGATGTTGTATCTGTGCCGTGGTCTAAATCTAATGGAGTTATCACCCCTTGTGCCGCTATTACTACAGGGTATTCACCGTGTGTCTTATATTCGTATGTTATCTTCGCCGTACCTCCACCCATTTGTATTGTATTTTGTCCATTCTCTGGACATGGTACTGTACTACATACACATAGCGTTTCTGCATTACACATTGTTATCATCATATTTAGTAAACCAGATAAAAATAATAGCCACATTATATATATTCACGATATGTTTTTATGTCTAATGATGTTGATGATGCTGTTGACAAATGTTTCAATTGTTGCAGGTTCTACACCATCTACCATGTATGTATTTGCGTATAGTTGGACTCCTGGATTCTGTAATGGACAAACATATCCAGGTTGTACAAACCCACTAAATTATTGGAAACATAATTTTACTATTCATGGATTATGGCCTCAGTATGTTACATCTGGATATCCATCTACATGTACGGCTGAGCCGTTTGACCCAAATATACCCATTGATATTGGTTTAAATTACATGATTGAACGATGGCCAGATGTACAATATGACATCAATAGTAAATCATATGATTCATTCTGGGAGCACGAATGGACTAAGCACGGGACTTGTTCTGGATTATCACAGTACGATTATTTTACTACAGCATTATCTCTTACGAATGTATTAACAACACCTGAAATTATACACAATTCTATTGGGTCTAATGTTAGTACAGAGGCTCTACGGTCATCTATTACAGCATTACCATCCGTTTCTTTACAATGTCATAACCAGATGTTAGTTGGACTATACACGTGTTGGCAACAAGATAACAATATTCCATCTAAATTAGTTGCATGTCCAGACGAGGTAATTGACGAGGATACGTGTACTGCATCATATGTATACATTCCTGCATTGAATTAACTTATTTATTTTTTAATAATGTTTACAAAGAAAGTAAAGATTATTATACTGATATAATATTATAATGAATGAAATTACGATTGTTTTTATTATATTTGTTGCGTTTTTTATATTAGCATGTTGCCTATGTAATGACGATTGCTGTTGCGAACTATGTATGAATGATAATCATACTGTGGATGAATTTGCCGATGAATTAGGGGAGGTATCTAAAGTTTCTTCACCGATACAAGACAATTCCAATCATATATGCGTTGAAATATAAGATATTTATCGTACATGCTTTGTAAAGGATGTTGTATACTTATGTTGATAATGATAATCTATCATATTTGCATGTTTAAATGCAATGATATTTAATGTATTTGATTCGTCTTGTTTATTATAATACATGTGACATTCCTCTACTTTTTCGGGTGTGTATAATTTCAAAATATAATTTGCTTCTGGATAACATCGTAAAATACTATTTAATTCGTCTATCTTAGACTTGTCACATGTAATTTTGGTATTCGTTATTAACTGTTTCACCCAATCCATAGTAATATCGATTTTTACATGGTCTTTTAATTTGTCTTGTAAACAATATAACAATCTACGTATTTGATAATCCTTGTCTTCATCTGTGTATTCGTTATGTACTACTTCTATTCCCAAACTTAACATATAATTACTCACAGATTCTATGTCTTTATTCGGTATCTTATCTATCATGACTGATTTTTTTTCACCATCAACTAAAATATGTTTTTCATCAGTAACATATAATAATCCTTGCACAAATATATTTTTTACCTTTTCAAACAGTTTATCATGAGACATACTCGTGTCATCACCCAAATTTAAATTATATGTAAATGGATTTTTTGCAACATTGTTAAAAAATTCGTCTATGTTGATATTGTTCTCAGTTTCTTCAGTTTTACTCATTATATAATAATACATAATATTTTTATTTACTACATTTATCATAATAAAGTTCCCACATATTCCACATAAAATATTTTATACAATCCTGTAAATCAATTTACATAATTCTTTATACCCTCTTTTCAATTTATATAGTTGTCAGAAAAATCAGAAAAAAAAGTAGTTGCACTTTACCAAAAAAGGACATTTTCAGAATGTCCTTTTTTGGGATATACGAAACACTTTTTTATTTCAGAAAAACACGAAAAACCACTTCAGAGCATAATGCAGCAAATCCCGATTTTTTATAAATAATTTGTGACTGAAAAATTTTAATTACTTTTTTTAAAAAAGGATTTAGGGGTTTTTTATGTTAGCATATTATAGAGGTAAATGCTAACTATAAAAACCCAAAAAACCCCAAAAATATATACATGTATTTATTGTGAGTTTAAATGCAGTAACAAGAAGGATTTTAATCGTCACAATTTGACTGCAAAACATAAAATGCTAACCGATGCTAACTATAAAACCCCAAAAAATACCAAAGCATTTACGTGTTCATGTGGTAAGGTATATAAACAAGCACCGTCATTGACCCGTCATAAAAAGAATTGTACCTATATAGATAATATGAATGAGGATACAACCGATGATGATGATGAACCAGAAGAAATCCAAAATACAATAAGTGAACCATTGACTGATGCGAGTACAGTGTTAAGATTATTAAAACAGAATGATGAGTTTAAAGAATTGATGGTGGAACAACATAAGGAAAATGTTGCATTGCAACAGCAAAATATGAAATTACAAAGCCAGATGATAGATGTGGTCAAAGAGGGAACCATAATTAATAATAACATTACAAATAATACAACAAATAATCAGTTTAATCTCAACTTTTTCTTGAATGATACCTGCAAAGATGCAATGAACATAACTGATTTTCTTGGTACGTTGAATGTGCAAATAGATGAGATAGAATATATAGGGAATCATGGGTATGTGAATGGTATGACGAAGATGATTATGAATCGTTTGAAAGATATGGATGTAACGAAGCGTCCAATTCATTGTACAGATATAAAACGAGAAACGATGTATATAAAAGATGAGAATGAATGGTGTAAAGACACAGATGAATTAACAAAGTTACGTAAGATATTAACCCGTATAACAATGAATAATTACAGAACAGTTCCTCAATGGAAAACAGCCCATCCAAAGTGTGAAGAAATGGATACTCGTGATTATAATTTCTGTTACAAAATGATGCGAGTAATATTGGGTGACGTAGAAGAAGCCCAAATAAGATTGGATAACAAAATAATTAAGTCGTTATCAAAGGAATTGTATGTAGAGAAAAAAAGATAGTTGATTCTTTATACCCTCTTTTCAATTTATATAATTGTCAGAAAAAACACAGAATAAAAACTATTCTTACTTTCCTACTTTTGGACATACATTTCTTTGTCCATTTTTCAAAAGTACAACTACTTTTATTTATAGAAAAACCAAAAAAACCACTTTACAGCATAATGCAGCGAATCCCATATTTACATGGATTTATTTGTTACTGAAACATTTTTATACGTTTTACATTCCAAACGCCGATTTTAGCGTAATTTATTTCCAGAAAAACCCAGTTTGTGATACAGATTGACTACCTCCGCCAGTTATACATTCAACTATTTTATTTTCATAATTACATTTAGAACAATTATAATTTGAATATGTAGTTTCAGTATCATCATAATTACAAAATGGTCTATCATTAAAAGTGTATTCAGTTTTTTCGTGTGTAAATATCATTTCTCCCAAACAATTATTTTCTATGTGAATATTATTTTTAATCTTGTGAATTAAACCATAGTATTTTCCTTCAAACTCTATAAAATCATCCCATCCTTCTAATTTTTGTATTTTATCAATAATAATATCAATTACATTATTATAATCTTTTATTATAGCATTTTCAACATCAATCTCATTAATAATTTTTTCGGTTTCTTGTAAATATTCAACTGCGTTAATACTATTTAATGTATCAAATAATACGCCTCCTATCATAAACTTTTGTTTTAGTTCTCTATGTATTTTCCCATCAATTTTAATTTTTCTATTTGTCTTATAATTTATTCCATCTTTCCATTTTTCATAATCATTTTGTAATTCTGTATCTCCATTCATTTCATTTAATTTTTCAAATACAGAATTATCATATCTTTTTGGGTATATTTTTTCTCGTTTTTTAGTTGGATATTGTCTTTCTATTTTTTGCATTTCTTCTATTTTTTTGGGATTTTCTACTTGTAAAAATGGGTTAGACCCTTGCAGTTTAATTAAACATTTTCCTTTATATAAAGTGTTAAATAATTTGTATGTATGATTTTTTTTACTTCCAGTAGCGAATGTTCCTTCGCGTGTTTGTAAATCTGTCTTGTAATATATAATTTGTTTTTCTTTGTAATCAAACATTTCTATTATTTTTTTTCCAATATTCATTATGGTTTCTTCATTTGAAGAGTTATTACAATACAAAATAATAATACCTTCGTCTAATGTTGATGCCCTTGGATTTTCATATGCGGTAGAACATTTCATAGATTTCACACCATCTAATTTATTTTCTCTGTATAATTTTTTAGAAAGAACCCATGCTTCATTCATTAATAACTTATCGTAAAATAACATCCATTTACCATTATCAACGCTTTTAGCACCTTCATTATTATTTTCAGATAACCAAGGACTATCGCTTACTTCTAATGGTAATAAATCTGTATTAATAAAGTTCCCCATAATATTTTGTGTTTGTGTAATAATAATATATTTATTTTTAATTCAATTTTATATAATATATATGTCTTCTCATAAAAGTAATGATGAAAACACACATTAAAATGCTTATTATTTTATAAACAGAGATATTATCCTACAAACATCAACTGGTATGTGAACGGCCGTAGATGTAAAGTTTGGGGTTACTGGTTCGCCTACAAAAAATTGATCCATCTCTGGGTTACTACAGTAAACAATATACAAGCACATCAATCGGCACAACAATGAGCGATACGCCAACCAAATCGGTAATAAGCATTGAAATAACAGATGCGTGTAAATCGTGTAAAGGATATATGGATTCACCATGCTTTCAGTATCCAAATAAAAATGGGGATGATGATATTTGTAGAAATTGTGGAAATAATATGGAATATTTAGAAAAAGCGTTAGTTAAAGACAAACTAAAGTTTATGCGAAAAATAAGATGCGATAATTGTAATTTTCGTATTTGTAAAATTAATGATAATTCGGTATGTTTATGGTGTTTACACGATGATAAAATTTTAAGACATATAGTACTTTATGGTAAATATACTGGAAAAACGCATGCGTTTGTATTACAAACTGATTTTAGTTATTGTGTTGGTCAGGTTGAGTTTAGACGTAAACGTAATTATGATGAAACCAAACTGACACATTTAACAAAAAAAGTGTTGAATAATATTTCGCATAGCAATCATTGTAGTCCGTTACCAAGTTGGTAGTAATTATTAATCGGGGGGGTCCCCCCCCTTTTTTTTAT